GCCAAAATTGACGAGCAGACCGGATGGCACAAAAGCCTGTCCAACGTGGGCGTTAACGGTGTCACCGGAATTTCTGCTGATGTGTTCTGGGATCTGCAGGACCCGGCAACAGATGCGGGACTGCTTAACCAGAACGACGTCACCACGCTTGTGCGCAAGGACGGTTTCCGCTTCTGGGGTTCCCGCTGTCTGAGTGATGATCCGCTCTTTGCCTTCGAAAACTACACCCGCACAGCGCAGGTACTGATGGACACAATGGCAGAAGCGCACATGTGGGCGGTGGACAAACCGCTGAGCCCGTCGCTGGCCCGCGACATTATCGAAGGTATCCGCGCCAAAATGCGCAGCCTGGTCAGTCAGGGCTATCTCATTGGTGGTGATTGCTGGCTGGATGAGTCGGTGAACGACAAAGATACTCTGAAAGCCGGGAAGCTCACCATCGACTACGACTACACGCCAGTGCCGCCACTTGAAAACCTGATGCTGCGTCAGCGCATCACCGATCAGTACCTGGTGAATTTCTCCAGCCAGGTCAGCGCGTAAGGGGATAACATGGCTTTACCACGCAAATTAAAACACCTGAACCTGTTTAACGACGGGAACAACTGGCAGGGGATAGTTGAGTCGCTGACGCTGCCGAAATTCACCCGCAAATATGAGAAGTATCGCGGCGGCGGAATGCCGGGGGCGGTGGATGTGGATCTGGGGCTTGATGACAGTGCTCTGGACACAGAATTTTCCATTGGTGGTACTGAACTGCTGCTGTTTAAGCAGATGGGCAAATCCACGGTGGATGGCATCCAACTGCGCTTTACCGGCTCTATCCAGCGTGACGATACCGGGGAAGTGCAGGCCGTGGAGCTTGTCGTGCGTGGGCGTCACAAAGAAGTGGATTCCGGCGAGTGGAAGACGGGCGAAAGCAACACCACCAAAGTGACCAGTACCAACAGCTACGCGAAGCTGACCATCAATGGTGAGGTGCTCTATGAAGTGGACCTTATCAACATGGTGGAAATTGTGGACGGTGTGGACCTGATGGAAGCGCACCGCAACGCCCTCGGCCTCTGATGTATCTGAACGGCGCGGAATGCCGCGCCAGGACCCAATTTACAGGACAGCAAAATGAGCGATAAGCAGACTGAAAAGACCATTCAACTGGATACCCCCATCAAGCGTGGTAAAACTGAAATCACCGAAATTGTGCTGCGTAAACCGCAGTCCGGTGCGCTGCGCGGTACACGCCTGCAGGCCATTATGGATATGGATGTGAACGCGATGATGACCGTGATCCCCCGCATCTCCAGCCCGGCACTGACCGCACAGGAAATTGCAGAGATGGACCCGGCAGATCTCACTGCCATGTCGGTTGAGGTTGTCACTTTTTTGTTGAAGAAGTCGGTGCTTGCCGGTTTACCGACAGCCTGACGGTTGACGATCTGGTGGCAGATATCGCCACCATTTTTCACTGGCCGCCATCCGTTACTGACGTTATGCCGCTGACAGAAGTGCTGGAATGGCGGTATAAAGCGATTCAGAGAAGCGGGGCCAACGATGAGTGATAATAACCTGCGCCTGCAGGTCATTCTTAATGCGGTTGACAAACTCACCCGCCCATTCCGTGCTGCACAGGCCAGTTCGAAAGAGCTGGCTGGCGCAATCAGAAACTCCCGTGACGCATTAAAGCAACTCAATCAGGCGGGTAACAGCCTGGAAAAATTTCGCAAGCTGCAGGCCGATAACAAAAGGTTAGGCGACAGGCTGAACTATGCCAGACAGAAGGCAAATTTGCTTAGTTCTGAGGTGGAAGCGATGGAACAACCATCACAACGGCACCTTGTGGCTTTAGGTCGGCAAACGCTGGCAGTCCAACGCCTGGAAGAACAACAAAAATATTTGCAGAAGCAAACGGCGCTTGTGCGTGCAGAACTGTATCGGGCGGGAATTTCTGCGAACGATGATGCGGGAGCAACTGCCCGTTTAGCCCGTGAAACATCACGTTATAACCAGGAATTGTCGAAACAGGAGGCGCGGCTGAAGCGACTGGGGGAAGCTCAGCGCAGGATGAATGCGGCGCGTGCCAGTTATGCCCGTTCGCTGGAGGTGCGTGATCGTATTGCAGGAGCCGGAGCCACCACCACGGCTGCAGGGCTGGCAATGGGGACACCAGTGATGGCGGCAGTAAAAAGCTATACCAGCATGGAAGATGCCATGAAAGGTGTGGCAAAGCAGGTCAATGGTCTGCGTGACGATAATGGCAACCGCACTGCACGTTTTTATGAAATGCAGGATGCCATCAAGGCTGCCAGCGAACAGTTGCCGATGGAAAACGGTGCGGTGGACTTCGCTGCACTGGTTGAAGGTGGTGCGCGTATGAACGTCGCAAACCCTGACGACAGCTGGGAAGACCAGAAACGTGACCTGCTGGCCTTCGCCAGTACGGCGGCAAAGGCGGCAACAGCCTTTGAGCTGCCAGCGGATGAACTGTCAGAAAGTCTGGGGAAAATCGCCCAGCTCTACAAAATACCTACCCGCAATATTGAACAGCTCGGCGATGCGCTGAACTATCTGGATGATAACGCCATGTCGAAAGGGGCGGACATCATTGATGTCATGCAACGTCTGGGCGGTGTGGCTGACCGTCTGGATTATCGTAAAGCGGCGGCACTGGGTTCCACCTTTCTGACACTGGGCGCTGCGCCGGAGGTTGCAGCCAGTGCAGCAAACGCGATGGTGCGTGAATTGTCCATTGCCACCATGCAAAGCAAGAGTTTCTTTGAAGGGATGAATCTGCTGAAACTCAATCCTGAAGTGATTGAAAAGCAGATGACGAAGGATGCGATGGGAACTATCCAGCGTGTGCTGGAGAAGGTGAACGCACTGCCGCAGGACAAGCGTCTGTCTGCCATGACCATGTTGTTTGGTAAAGAGTTTGGTGATGACGCGGCGAAACTGGCAAACAACCTGCCGGAACTGCAGCGCCAGCTAAAACTGACAGCGGGCAATGATGCGCTCGGTTCCATGCAGAAAGAATCCGACATCAACAAGGACTCACTTTCTGCTCAGTGGTTGCTGGTTAAAACCGGAGCGCAGAACACCTTCAGCAGCCTGGGCGAAACGCTGCGCCAGCCGCTGATGGATATTCTGTACACGGTGAAAAGCATTACGGGGGCGTTGCGCCGCTGGGTGGAAGCTAACCCGGAACTGACAGGCACACTGATGAAAGTAGCGGCTGTTGTGGCTGCGGTTACCGTAGGCCTCGGCACCTTAGCGGTGGCGCTGGCTGCAGTGCTGGGGCCGCTGGCAGTGATCCGTCTGGGATTCTCTGTGCTGGGTATCAAAACGTTACCTTCCGTTACGGCAGCAGTAACTCGAACCAGCAGCGCGTTGTCTTGGCTGGCTGGCGCTCCACTGGCACTGCTGCGACGCGGGCTTGCTTCATCGGGCAACGCAGCGGGTTTACTTACTGCGCCGTTGTCGTCTTTGCACCGCACGGCATCACTGACGGGAAATGTCCTGAAAACTGTAGCAGGTGCGCCGGTTGCACTGTTGCGGTCTGGATTATCCGGTTTACGTGCGGTTGCTGTGATGTTTATGAATCCACTGGCAGCACTACGCGGCGGGCTGGCTGCCACAGGCACGGTGCTGCGAGTACTGGCATCTGGTCCACTGGCGATGTTGCGCGTTGCCCTGTATGCCGTATCTGGTCTGTTAGGTGCTCTGCTCAGTCCGATAGGTCTTGTGGTTACTGCACTGGCGGGTGTGGCACTGGTTGTCTGGAAATACTGGCAACCCATCACCGCATTTCTCGGTGGCGTGGTGGAAGGATTCAAAGCGGCGGCAGGTCCCATCAGTGCAGCGTTCGAACCGCTTAAGCCTGTGTTCCAGTGGATTGGCGACAAAGTGCAGGCGCTGTGGGGCTGGTTTACTGATCTGCTGACGCCCGTTAAGTCGACCTCTGCCGAACTGCAGAGTGCAGCGGCAATGGGGCGGAGATTCGGGGAGGCACTGGCGGAAGGGCTGAATATGGTCATGCATCCGCTGGACTCCCTGAAATCTGGCGTTTCATGGTTGCTGGAGAAACTCGGCATTGTCAGTAAAGAGGCTGCAAAGGCGAAACTGCCGGAAAGAGTGACGCGTCAGCAACCTGCGACGGTGAATGCAGACGGTAAAGTGATGATGCCATCGGGTGGTTTTCCGTCATGGGGATATGGCTTTGCGGGGATGTATGACAGCGGCGGCTATATCCCGCGCGGGCAGTTTGGCATCGTCGGTGAAAACGGGCCGGAAATTGTTAACGGCCCGGCAAATGTGACCAGCCGGAGAAATACAGCTGCACTGGCTGCCGTTGTTGCCGGAATGATGGGTGTTGCTGCCGCGCCTGCAGAGCTTCCACCGTTGCATCCGTTGGCACTTCCCGCGAAAGGCGGCGAAGCGATGTTGAGTCGTGCAGCCACTGTGCCGCCCGTTCAACGGATTGAGGCACCGACGCAGATCATCATTCAGACGCAGCCAGGACAAAGTGCGCAGGATATTGCGCGGGAGGTGGCCCGCCAGCTTGATGAACGTGAACGCAGGCTGAAGGCAAAAGCCAGGAGTAACTACAGCGATCAGGGGGGATACGACGCATGATGATGGTGCTGGGATTATACGTGTTTATGCTGCGCACCGTGCCGTATCAGGAGCTGCAGTATCAGCGCAGCTGGCGACATGCGGCTAACAGCCGGGTTAACCGACGCCCGTCAACGCAGTTTCTGGGACCGGATAACGACATGCTGACGCTTTCTGGCGTTCTTATGCCGGAAATAACAGGCGGCAGGCTGTCGTTGTTGGCACTGGAGCAGATGGCAGAACAGGGGAAAGCATGGCCCCTGATTGAAGGCAGCGGCACGATTTACGGCATGTATGTGATTGAGGGACTGAATCAGACTAAAACGGAGTTTTTCCGCGACGGTATGCCGCGCAGGATTGAGTTCACCCTGTCGCTAAAACGCGTGGATGAATCCCTGTCCGATATGTTCGGTGATCTCAGTGCGCAACTGAATAATCTGCAGGGAACGGAAACATCTGCCTTAAGCGATATCAGTAAAACGGTGGGAGGGCTGCTGTCGTGAATTTCAGCTCTGAACTGCTTAACAAAGGCAACAAAACTCCGGCATTCAGCATCAGTATTGAAGGCAGGGATATCACCACTGTGCTGGACAACCGCCTGATGGGGCTGACGCTGACGGATAACCGGGGATTTGAAGCGGACCAGCTTGATCTGGAGCTGGACGACGCCGATGGAAAAATCGTGCTGCCGCGCCGTGGTGCGGTCATTACGCTGGCGCTGGGCTGGAAGGGGCAGCCGCTTTTCCCGAAAGGGGCATTCACGGTGGACGAGATTGAACACACTGGCGCACCGGACCGCCTGACTATCCGGGCGCGAAGTGCTGATTTTCGGGAAACCCTGAATACCCGCCGTGAAAAATCGTGGCATAACACCACCATCGGGGAAGTGGTGAAGGAAATAGCCGCGCGGCACAAGCTGAAGATGGCACTGGGTAAAGAGCTGTCGGATAAGCCCGTGGAGCATATAGACCAGACTAATGAGAGTGACGGCAGTTTTCTGATGCGACTGGCGCGACAGTACGGTGCCATCGCGTCGGTGAAAAATGGCAATCTGTTATTCATCCGGCAGGGGCAGGGCAAAAGCGCCACTGGTAAACCACTGCCAGTGATCACTATCACACGCAAGGACGGCGACAGTCATCGCTTTACCTTGGCAGATCGCGGAGCCTACACGGGCGTAATTGCCAGCTGGTTGCATACCCGTGAACCTGCGAAGAAAGAAAGCACCACGGTGAAGCGTAAGCGCAGAACTAAGAAGCAGAAGAAAGAGCCGGAAGCGAAGCAGGGCGATTACCTGGTGGGTACGGATGAAAACGTGCTGGTACTTAATCGCACTTATGCCAACCGGAGCAACGCCGAACGAGCGGCGAAAATGCAGTGGGAACGCCTGCAACGCGGCGTTGCGTCCTTCTCGCTACAACTGGCGGAAGGGCGGGCAGATCTCTACACGGAAATGCCAGTGAAAGTCAGTGGCTTTAAACAGCCGATAGATGATGCGGAATGGACTATTACCACCCTGACGCATACTGTCAGCCCGGATAACGGTTTTACGACCAGTCTGGAGCTTGACGTGAAGATTGATGATTTAGAAATGGAATGATTCTTCGCAATGGAGAACTTTTAAGTTTTCAAAATGGAATAATTCGGTATCATTATTGTGAATTTAGCAAAAATGGGGAGAACTCGAAAAATGATGATTTGCCCACTGTGTGGAAGTGCCGCCCATACTCGCAGCAGTTTTCAGGTATCTTCATTGACCAAAGAGCGTTACAACCAGTGCCAGAACATTAACTGCAGCCATACTTTTGTTACCCATGAAACTTTTGTTCGTTCGATTGCAACACCAAAAGAGTCAAATCCGGTTCAGCCGCATCCTCATAAATTTAAACAGGTGGGTTTGCCGATTTAAATGGCGACATAACTACATGATTTAAAACTATACTTTTCTATAAGTTGAGGTTAAATTAACAATGCCTGACGTTAGCGGGGATTTATCCCCACTCCGTAGATATGTAGTTTGTCGCTTTGCGACTGCGGACCGATTACCTGATTGCCATGTAATCGGACGCCGACTTGTTAAGCTTTCTGGGCTAACTGGTTGTTATTTTTTATTTAGTTAGGGCCATGCGCTTGCGCTAAGAGACGTCAGGTATCTATGGAGGAACAAGTTATGGATACAAACGAACTTGGCTTAGTTAAGGCGCGTGTTGAACTGATCACCGCTATGCTCAAATGCGCAACCGCGTTTGTTGGCTTAGTTGGTGCGGTTTACGCCGTTCTTAACATGGCCTTCAACTACAACAATTTAACTCATGACAATAGAAGTTCAAAGGTGGGAAGATAAATTTGAGATTAAGCCCGGGGTTTGGGTTTATGTCCCAAGCGTTGAGGCACGTAAAGTCGGAGGGAAGATACTTCAGGCTGTCAGAAACAAGTGGATTCCGCCACTCTATTTTTACCATCTAAGAACTGGTGGGCATCTTAAAGCTGCCAGATTACACTTAAAAAGTGATTTTTTTGCCGTTGTTGATATTAAACAATTTTTTCAGTCAACGAGCCGTAGTCGTATCACCCGTGATCTAAAGAGCTACTTCACCTATTCTCAAGCGCGGGAAATCTCAACATTTTCAACTGTAAGAAACTTGTCCCATAGTCCACATAAGCATGTCCTCCCTTTTGGTTTTGTTCAATCTCCAATACTTGCAACCCTCTGCTTAGATAAAAGTTATTTTGGTAGCTTACTACGCCGATTGAACAAACATCATGATCTCAAGCTAAGTGTGTTTATGGATGATGTGATCATCTCGTCAAACGATTTGGCCCAATTACAAGCGGCTTACGACGAAGCACTAGTGGCAATGCGTAAATCTGGTTATCAAGCCAACATGAGTAAAACTCAGGTACCATCGTCAAAGATTAGCGTGTTTAATTTAACTTTGAGTAAGGGAGTTATGAAAGTCACATCTCAGAAAATGAGTGACTTCCTGATTGATTTCTATTCAAGCAATTATGAGCCGCACAGAATAGGGGTCAAAAACTACGTCGAAGCTGTTAATCCAGGGCAAGCGAAACTCTTTAAGTTGTAA